TGAATCATTTAGTGTCATCGCTGCAAACATAAACAACAAGTTTAAGTCTGATGCTGCTAAGAAAGAATACTTTGAAAAGCTTACGAAAAAAGGGCTGGTTGGTAAGCAAGCTCAGTTAGGAGAACTAAACAGTCTGATCGATGAGGCGGCTGGGGCTTCTGGATTGACAGGAAAGATCTTTGGATCTGGGTATGTGCAGAAGGCTCAAAACAATATCATGACCAAGCTTTATCAAAGTGGTGATGACCTTTTCAGAATCATAAATTACGAGTCAGAATACGGCAAGCTTCTCTCTATGGTTCAAAAAAGCCAAGTTAATAACCAGCCTTTCATGATGAAAGCTACAACAATAGAGCAGCGTCAAATTGCAAAATCAAAAGGTCTTGACCCTGAAAACTTTAATGTTCTTGAGCTTGATGATAAGAAGTTAATTAAAGAGTTTCTTGATGAAGAAGCGGCCATGATTACAAGGGACGTTGTCCCGAACTATGAGCGCGTTCCTAGAGCCGTAGACATGCTACGTAAACTTCCTTTGGGTAACTTCATTGCTTATCCTGCCGAATTAATTCGTACCAGTGGCAACATTTTAGGAAGAGCTATTAAAGAATCGGCTAGTGATAATGTAGGGTTAAGACAGAGAGGAATGGAAAGGCTGTTAGGATTCGGAGCGATTACCACTGGCATTCCTCAAGGGGTGACAGCGTTAGGTCTTAACGCAACAGGAGCCACAGAGGAACAGCTTGCAGCTTACAAGCGATCAGCAGCTTATGACTGGGATAAAAATGCAACTTTAGTTCCTGTTAAGACAGATGAGGACGGAAACATCCTGGAAGTAGTTAATCTTTCTTACACAATGCCATACGATTACTTAACAGCACCATTTGCCGCTGTACAAAATGCTGTTACGAATGGCATTAGGTCAGAAAAAGAGTTAAGCGATATAGCGGTTGATGCCATGGGTGGTGTCATATCTAATTTGTTTTCTCCTTTTTTTGGAGAGTCAATAATAACGGAACGTCTTGTTGACGTTAGTCCTATCATGGGTAGAGGTGGCGTAACAGGATTTGGAAGAAGAGTTTACGAAGAAACCGATTCAGTTGGAGAGAAAGTAGACGCTTCTTTTGCTCATATATTGAATGGACTTATTCCAGTTATGTCTCCTGCGACTCTTGATAAAAGCGTTTTTTCTTTAAGGCTTGCCGATCTTCCCAAGTCTGCATTAGTAGAGGGAGGTTTGATTGATCCTAGATACAGAGTATCCAGAGGAAAGCAATTAGATTTTGCTGCTGAAATAACAGAGGCAATGACAGGTGTAAAGTCTATAAGAATAGATATGAAAAGATCTTTAGGATACAAAGCCGAAGAAGCTAAGTCAGAAATAAGAAGGGCGAATGCAGACCTTAGAGCTTTTGCAAAAGAATATGGACCAAAGCCTCCAGAAGAAGCTTTAGAAGCCTACAAGAAAACTAATGAAATTAGATACAAAGCTTTAAGAGATTTGTCTGTTACGATAGATGATGCTAGGCACTTAGGGATGTCTACTGGAGAGATAGCATCTGTATTGAAAGATAGAGGTGTTTCTAACTGGCAAGCAGTTATGAGCCATAAGTTTATTCCATACAAACCATCTGCTGATCTTTATAGAAAAGCTTATGAAGCCACTGATACAAAGATAAGAAACGTCATGCCGTTTGATGAAATGAGAAGATCTTATGGTGAAGAGCTTCGAGAAAGACCAAATCTTCCAGCGCCTTTACCGATTGCGCCAAGACAGCCGAAGCCAGATCTATCTTTGTTCCCGAGTAAATCTGCCGGAACTCAAAATCCATTCGCAAGCGAAGAAGCTTCACAAGTTTTAAGAGAGCAAGAGATTAAAAAGCTAATGGGCGTTACCTAGTTTGCTACCACAACGCAAAAAGAAAACCGGAAAGTACTTTGCTCAGAAGGTTGAGTACGATGGCATTAAGTTTGATTCAAAGCTTGAAGCTGCTCGATACAAGATCCTCAAAGCAAAAGAAGAGAATGGCGAGATTGAGAACGTTGAGGTCCAGGTTCCCTATGAGTGCGTGGTAGAAGGCAAGAAGATCTGCAAGTACATCGCAGACTTTAGATACTGGTGCAAAGATCAGTATGTGGTAGAGGACACCAAGGGTGTGCTGACTCAAGTCTTTTCCCTGAAGAAGAAACTCGTTGAAGCTTTACACCCTGGCGTCATCGTCCAGATCATCAAGGACCCTAGAGAGTGGCCCCCTAGAACGGTACTTGATCCTCATCCATCACATGTACTTTTACGAACTCAGCATCAAACGTGTTCCGAATATTCTGAGCCCCACCAATCATTAGATCAGGATCAAAGTTGGTCTTAGATAACTCCCGTAACTCGGGACTACTAAATGACTGTTTGTCAAGTCCTTTAGATACCGCATTAAAGAACACAACTATTCCAGATCGATAAGCGATCTTATCATCCGTGCTGTCCTCTGGGATATGCTCAGCCGGAACCAGCGTAGGCATCCATAGGTGCTCGCTACAGCCGTTTCTCTGATCATCAATGGTAAGGCTTTTCTTAAACCTGTCGCACCACCAGACAGCTCCATTTGAGTCTGTGATCGGCTTTGACTTGATGCAGTTTCTACAGTTCGCAGATGAGGGCAAGCGCCGTCCAAGATAAACCTCACGATACACATGCGATTCATTCTTTAGACGCCAGTCTTTTTCACTCATGCCGTCAGGTACTTTATCGCTGGTGATTAAACGCTCAGCTTTTTCTTGTGCCTGTTCCCATATCGATGGGTTGTAGTCAATCAGCTCAGAATAGATCTCACTGTTGTTCTTGTTAACGACAACCGCCAAGGTGCGCTTGACACCAAAGATCCCCATGTAGGAATGGATCTGCCACTGGTATGTCTTACTCCAACCCTGGTAATCCTGAAGCTTTACAAGCTCTTTGAATCGTTTGTCGTTTGCGCTCTTGATCTCGAGCAAGACTATCTCTTCCAGGTTAGGTGGTATCTTTCTGACAAAGCCATCGCATGATCCAGAAAAGTGTCCGCCAAGAGCGGAGGCCCTGTATTGTTTACCATCCTTATCGACTGGCGATACACCTATCACCTTGGTCGAAGTGAGATAGTCAACCACTTGATCCTCGATGCGCTGTCCTAGATCAAACAACCTCAGCATTCTGCCACTGAAATCTGGGCTAAGGCACCAGTGAAAGTTCATCCAGATCTTACGCTCATCATCATCACCGATGATACTGAACCCCATGTGGCCCCTGTTACGATCGTTCTGTTCGACGATGGCCTCGTCGATCTGTTCAAAAATTGACTCCAATGACATTCCAGTACTTACCCTCCTTCTTCAAGTTAACCTGTTTGATCTTGTCAAATACCCCAACCTCATTGATTAGCTTCACCGCTAGGTCAATGCTGTAAGGATACTTGTTTGAACCCGTCATCTTGTTCCACTTAATCCGAGCCATATCTCCGGCCTTACCCTTCATGCCGATCATGAGCGCAGTGCTTTGAGGCCAGTAAACCCCATCGCATTGAAACTCTACGCTGAGATAATCGTTTCCATTCTTCGATGTCTTTCTTTTTGCTCTGACCGCAATCACATCCTCTGACCTGTAGATGGGCTCGTTCTTCTCCGGCATCTCATCAGATAGGACATAACCTTCTGCGGCAATGTCGCTGGCGGATACGGCTGTATCGTTATCGTTTTGTAGGCCTCCATCTAATACAAAAGCCCTAACAGGCTTAGGTGCCTCGCATTCTTCGCAGTTCTTAACTTCATGGTCATTAACATGGAAGCATTCACCGCACACCCATACCAGACTTCCTTGCGGAGGAGGTGGTCTTGACGGCCTAGCCTTATCAATGCAACCATGGCGCTGCATGTTCTCGCCATAATCAAGAAGCAAACAATCTTCTTTTCCAGGCCATGGGCGCATACCTCTACCGCAGATCTGGACGTACAAACCAAGTGATTGCGTGGGTCTAAGTATCGCAATGCAGTCTGTTCTCGGAGCATCCCATCCCTCTGTGAGTACAGCTACGTTACACAAGGCGTTGATCTTGCCCTGTTCAAACTGTTTTAGGATGGCGTCTCTTTCATTCTTGGGAGTTTCAGCCGTGATAAATGCAGCAGTGATACCGGATCGGATAAGCAACATGCACATCTTCTCTGCATGAAGCACACTGACACAGAAGAATACAGTGCTGGTCCTACCCTTTGAGTATGCTTTCTCAACCCAATCATCGATGATGTTTAGGATTGTCAAATCATCCATGGCAAGAACCTCAAGATCTGACTCTCGATAGTCACCACCTTTGAACTTCAGTCTTGCTTTACTGGCGTCGATGACCGCTTCCTTGGCCACGGCGAATGCAGTTAACCTGCACAAGTAACCTTCTTCCATCAGCTCTGGGATGGT